CAATCCTAGGAGTATTACCAAATGACTGAAACCATCACTGCCAACTTCGACAACAAAGTGGATATGAAGGATGTTAAGTTCTCGTTCCGCACTGTCAAAGATGAAGCAACTGGTCTTGAAACCAAACGTGCTACCATCGAAACCAAGATTCCGGTTCCTTCCATTGAAGGTATCATCGAGATTCTGGAAAAAGGTGGCAAGGGCCTGGAACTTTTGCAAGAAGCTGTCGCTGACATTGTTTTCCAGCGCGCCCGCGAGATTCTTGCTGATGATGAAAAGCTTACGGAAGTTCCGCTGGATCAATTGGGTTGGGAAGTTATTGCCAACCTGCCGCAAGCCGAACGCAAGGGTCGTGGTATTCCCAAGGAAATCTGGGAAGAATTTGCCAAGGACTATGTTGCTGTTATGCCGGCTGTTACTGGCAAGACTGCTGAACAAGTTGGCAACGCTGCCAAGATTCTCCTGAACAAGTTTGCTCAGGTCAAGACCAACAAGCCGGTTATCTCGCTGCTCAAGGCGCAACTTGCACTGTATCTGAATTCTTCGCAGAATGCTGAACAGTTCCAAGGTTGTGTTGAGTTCTTGATCAACAAGGCCGAAGCTCTGCTGAATGCTGACGAAGCTGCTCTGCTTGCTAACCTGTAATCCGCAGGTTGCATAAACCAAACGCCCTAGTTCCATAAGTTCTAGGGCGTTTTCTTATGCAAACTTATCCGCCCTCAAAATACTTGCCTATCTGGGACACCTTAAAGGTGAAGGGTACTTGCGTCCTTGTAGTTCCTCTCGCATATCAACGTAGAGTTATCAAAGCTGTAATCAAACGTAAGGATGAGGACTTAGGATACAAGCTACTCATGAGTGAAGCATACAAGAAAGTGAAGTTATCCTATAAGATTGAAGGCACAGTAATTACTTTCAATCTAAAGTTCTATCCAATCTATCACATAGGAGCACTCTGAATCATGAATCAAATTCAAATGCAGATTGCAGAACTTGAGTCTGCTCTGCTACAAGCACATCCTTCCATGCCTGTATTACTACAACAGATTCATCGCGCAATCAAAGCTGATCCTGAACAGGTTACACTTCTCTCTGAACAAGAAATTGGGGTCATCGTAAATGGACTCTCTCGCCAGACTCAAACTCAAATTGCTACCTCAATCTCCACCGGAAAGAAAGGAAAGGCAATTAAGTCAATCGGACTTGATGATCTATAGGAACCTACTCTCTCGATCTATACTCTCTGGACTAGACTTCAATTCATTTCGAAAACTAGCTGAGTGGTTTGATGTATATGAATACATTCCACCTGCTAACCGAACCTTGCATAAAGACCTAGTGCTCTGGTATCTAAACCAATTCACTGAGCCTATCACACACTCTCAACTATTTCGAATCGGTTTCTATCTTGAGAATGTTTCCTTGGAGAAGCAACAATGGATACAAGACTACAACAACTCTCTTACTCCTCACTCCTAACTCTGCATTCCTGTCCTCGTAAGTTCCAACTTCAGAAACTTCAAGCAACTACAGAATCTAGTGAGGATATGGAATCCTCAGTTACATTTTCATTCGGCCACATAGTTGGACTCGGTATCCAACTTGCACTACAAGGTAAGACTGAAGAACAGATTCTCTGGGAACTGTTCCTTATGTGGGAACCTGATCTGTTCGCGGAGAATCCGAAACAAGTAAAGAGTTTCTGGCACGGAGTTCTTGCTGTACAGAAATTCATGCGGATGCAGGAGCAAGGATTCCTCTCTGATTATGAACTGGTTTCATACAATGATATTCCTGCCTGTGAGTTAAGTTTCCGAATCACTTTCCCTGATGGATTCAAGTATCGTGGATTCGTTGATGTAGTTCTGAGACACAAGGTGACTGGAGAAGTTCTGGTACTTGAGTTGAAAACAACTGCATCATCCGCGCTGAACCCTGCAACCTACAAGAATTCAGCACAAGCAATTGGATACAGCGTAGTTCTTGATGTTCTCTTTCCTGAGCTTTCATCCTACAAGGTTCTGTATCTGGTATATACCACTAAGACTTACGAATACAATCAGCTTCCATTCGATAAGTCATACTTGCAGCGTGCTCTTTGGATTCGTGAATTGCTTCTCGACATTGAGACAATCAAGATGTATGAAGAAGCAGGTATCTATCCGATGCGTGGAGAATCCTGTTATGACTTTTTCAAAGAATGTTTCTACTACGGAATCTGTACTCTCTCAACTGCATCGCTCACATCTCCTCTCGAAGAAGGGGAAGAAAAGAGAGAGGAATTCCAAATCAATCTCACTCTGCAAGACTTGATCAATTCACAGCTTGCAAAAACAGGAGAGTAATATGCCAACAATTACCATCCCTCCCGAAGGTTTCAAGATTGTATGTATCATAGGTATGTATGAAGGCAATCCGATCTGGAGACAAGTTGGAAAGCTCACAGTTGCAAAACAATCTGGCATGCCTGTTGTGATGATTGATACAACTTTCGCTGCGGCAGGTGTGCATAGAAAGGAACAGCAATCAGGCTCAGCACTTCTTACCTGTGTCACTTTCTCAGATGAGGAACTGGAGAAGAAGGCTTCATACAAACAGAAACAGAAACCTGCTTCTTTACAGCAAAGAGTTTTCAATGACGATGATGACATTCCATTCTGATCCTCACAACTACAGGTAATCTATCATGGCAAAACTATCTGATACTGTTGCATCAACAACTCATCGAGTTCTCGTATTCGGTCCGCCCAAAGTTGGTAAGACTCAACTGGTTGGACAACTCGCTGAGAAGTTTGATCTTATCTGGTTTGATCTTGAGTCAGGTCATAACACACTGCGGAAACTTCCTCTCGAATACCAGAAACGAATCGAACTGATTCAACTTCCCGATTCGAAGTCTTACCCTATCGCAGTTGAAACACTTCTCAAAGTTATCACTGGCGCCAAGGTTAAGATATGTGAGGCGCACGGAAAGGTAGCTTGTCCTCTCTGTGCCAAAGATAATAAACCTGTTGTGGAATTCTGTCTCAATGAAGTTCCTTCCACATCAGTAGTTGTATTCGATTCACTCACCCAATTCACTTCATCTGCTACTGCGAATCTCACAAAGAATCAGCCTGATGATTACAAGATGCAGCGTGATGATTGGGGCAACCTGAAAATCATTGTTGAGAAATTCCTCAGTGGTGTGCAAGCAGCTCGCTGTAACATTGTTTGCATCTCACACGAAGAAGAAGCAGAAATGGAAGATGGTCGCACTAAGATTGTACCTGTGTGCGGCTCCTCGAAATCTTCTCGCAACACTGCAAAGTATTTCGATCATGTGGTGTATGCAGAGATTAAGAATCGTAAGCACATCGCTGCATCAGCTACAACTTACGCGAACAATATCATGACTGGTTCGCGTACCGATGTTGATCTGGAGAAAACGCCTGGACTTCTCACAATCTTTCAAAGTGTGAATGTTGCTCCGCCAACTCAAGGTCAAGTTGCACTCTCCTCTCTCCAAGCACTGAAACTTTCGAAAGGAAACTAACATGCTGTTCTTCGGTATCGCAGGTCATGCGCGCTCAGGGAAAGATACTGTTGCTGAATATCTTTGCAAAGAACTTGATCTTGTGCGAGTTGCTTTCGCTGATCCGGTGAAGTGTGCAGCAGCTGAGGCATTCGGAGTAGCTCCCGCGAAGTTCTTTGATCCTGAAGCTAAAGAACTTTATGATCCGTATTGGGGAATCTCTCCGAGAGAAATGGCACAGCGTGTAGGAACTGAATGTTTCCGTCGCGAATTCGGTACAGACTTCTGGATTCGCAGAGCAGATAAAGACTTCAGGCTTCACAACTATTACTGTGTTGTACCTGATGTTCGGTTTCAGGAAGAAGCAGAGTTCATCGTAGAGAAAGGTGGATTCATTATCCACTTGACAAGGCCGGGCGCCGATGGTAAAGTTGGTGTCCCGAATCACGCATCGGAAGCAGGAATTGATTTCACTAACTTCGAGAAAGGAAAGGAGTACGCACACATACACAATGATGTAACACTCGAACAACTCTACCAGTTGGTAGATGCAGCAATCGAACAGTATTACAACTCGTAACTTCGTAACACCCATCCATTCAATTCAATAGGAGCAATACAAATGAGCGATCTTTCTGATCTCGACAACCTTCTCGACGCATCGCTGGATGATCTGGCTGACCTGCCTGAGTTTGGTACGTATCCTGGCGGCACTCACAAAGTTGCAATCGACTGGGAATCCAAGAAGGTTAATGACCATCCGAGTCTGGAACTCAAGTTCAAGTTGGTTGAAACTCTTGAGCTTGCCAACCCGACTGATGAACCTCTTGCTGTCGGTGCTGAAGGTTCTGTTCTCTTTATGTTGGATAACGAGTTTGGCCAAGGCAAGCTGAAGAATGTTCTGAAGCCGCTTGGTGCTGCAACTGGTGCCAACAAGATGTCGGAGATTGTTGCCGCATCGAAGGGAATGGAAGTTGTTCTCGTCACCAAGGTTCGGCAGAACAAGGACAAGACGCAGAGCTACACTGACATTGTGAAAGTCATTGTCTGAGTTCCTGAGTTCCTGATTCAAACACCTTACTCCCTAACAAGAGTAGGGTGTTTCTGTAAGGAGGTCACACATCATGATAGCTAAAGACTTAGGTTTCGGACAATTCTTTCAACGAGAGTTTCAGTCTGAAACATTCATGCGGCTCAAGCCAGTTAACTTTCTTCTCAATTCTTCCCTTATCTGTGACTGCATCAATCTTGGGAAGGTGCTAGTAGTGAATCTCGAAACCGGAAACTGTTACTTCATCAAGGGTGATGAGACAGTTATCCCTGCCAAACTCAGAGTAACAACTACTTCAAAATGAAACTCTTCTTCCTAGGTACTCACGAGGATGAACCATATCTTCCTCGACTGAAATCTCATGTCGGCTCTGCAACTGTTTCGTATTCTCTCGAATCAGTTTCTACTTGGGCAGAAGTGAGACTTCATTGTGAGAAGCGTGGCATCACTTCGGTATTCACTTCTTCTGCTGCTCTCCTTAAGATTCTCCTGTTTCGCCAAGGAGAGAAGAAGAGTCCATCACTCGATAACTATGCAGGCTCTTTATTCCGTAGAGATGGAATTGAAATCCTCATAGTGAATCCTCTCTCGCATCTGATTAAAGTTACCTATGGTAGCTTCCTGCTGAAACATTATCTCTCCAAGTTTCTTTCTCCTTCCGATTTCATTGCGGCACCTGAATTTAACTGGAGCATCTTCACTCCCGCCAATGTAGAGGAAACATATGCTGACTTTTCTACTGCTTCCCTCATTGCGTTTGATATTGAGACTTATAAAGAAAATCTGGCAATTCGTTGCGTGGGTTATACTGCTGTTTTCTTTTCTGATTCTGGTATCCGTACTCGCAGCTATGTCATTCCTTGTGACTCTGATTATAATCTTGCGTGGATTCGTAAGTTTAATCTACTACCTGCGGGGAAGATAGCTCAGAACGGGAAGTATGACCTTGCATATCTGGCGCGCTACGATGCTGTACCTTACAACTACCTGTGGGATACAGCAACTTTCTTTCACTGCTGGTACTCAGAACTTCCGAAAGACCTAGCGTTTCTTGCAGGGTTCTGTACTCGCGAAAGTATGTACTGGAAAGACTTGGCAGAGACTTCTAATCTGCATGAGTACTACCTTTACAATGCGAAAGATACGCAGGCAACTGCACTTGCATTCCTGTACATGGTAGCCAAGTCTCCGGCGTGGGCCAAGACTAATTACCTGCAAGAGTTTCCTCTCCTGTTCCCTGCACACATGTGTGAACTCACAGGACTTAAGAGGGATGTTCCTTTGCTGGAAACTGCTCGCAAGGATTACGAAGCGAAGATTGAAACAGCAACTCGTAACTTAGGTGTGATGGTACATGCTCCTAACTTCAATCCGAATTCTCCTGTGCAAGTTAAGTCCCTCCTCAAGATTCTTGGTTGCGGTGATCTTGAGAGTTCAGATGAAAAGAATTTGAAGAAGGCAGCACTGCGCCACCCGCTTAACTCTCGCATCCTGAATCTCATACTTGACATTCGTGGATGGAGAAAGCTGGTATCTACCTATCTCGTCGAAGGGAAAGAATTAAATGGAAGAATTCTATACGCTCTCAATCCACATGGAACAGACACAGGAAGGCTTGCTAGTAGAGAGCACCATTTCTGGTGTGGATTGCAAATCCAAAATATCCCGCGTGGTCCAGAAGTCAAGCAAACCCTTATCGCAGACCCAGGATTTGAAATCTTTGAAGCTGATCTTGAGCAAGCAGAATCAAGAGATACTGCATACATTTCGGGAGACGAAAACCTACAGAGAGCTGTCGAGTGCGGGAAGGACTTCCATAGCACTAACGCTAGTTCATTCTTTGGCGTCCCTTACGAAAGCATCTATGATGATGCAGCAGGAAAGACTAAAGACAAACCTCTCCGTGACCTTGCCAAGCGAGTCAATCACGGTGCAAACTACAATATGGGTGCAAACGTCCTTATAGATACAATGGGCGAGGACTCGATTCTCAAAGCTAAGTCTCTCCTAAAGCTTCCAAAGTTGTGGAGCAACAAGCAAGTTGCAGAGTATCTGTTGTCTCAGTTCCACAAAACCTACCCGAAGATTGCTTCGGTTTTCTACAAAGGAGTGGTCCATGAAATCCTCACAACTCATCTTCTTACCAGCAAAGCAAGACACAAAGCGGACTTTCAGGCAACGAGTGCTGGCTGGACTCGCTATTGCTTCGGTCGTCCTGATCTTAACAAGTCTGATCTCAATGCTTATGTCGCTCATCCGCCTCAATCGCTGAATGCGATGACTCTCAACAAAGCTTTCATGATTGTGTTCTACAAGATCGCACTGCCGAATGTAGGAAACTTCAAGCTGTGTGCACAGATTCATGACTCCATTCTGTTTCAAGTTCGTAAGGGGCATGAACATTTGGCGCAACAAGTTAAGGAGGCGATGGAGATTCCAGTTACGGTTGTAGGATATGATATGAAAGAAAGAACTTTCACTGTTCCTGCCGCACTCAAAGGTGGAGCAGATAGATGGAGTGAAACAGAATGAT